GTTACTTCATCACCAAGGCTCAGTCACAACTGGTATAACCAAGCTGAATGCCTTGGGCATCTAGCTCAGCCATGTAATTATTCATAGAGAAGATAAAGTCTTGGTACTCGTCTGGCTCTAAGTGGAGCTTCACTAGCTTGTACCAAGTATCCTCTGTAGCGATGCTTTGCAACTTGAGCGACAGTAGCCATTATTCGTATGTAGCTTGGTCCTTTAGAAGACTTGCCCTTCATAGACTTCTTCATCTTTTGCAGCCGCTGCTTTGCCTTCTTTCGTGTAGGGGAATTTCTTACCGTCAACCATTGGCATAAATCACCTCACTCGTTGTGGCTGTTTTAGCTGATTGCCTAAACGCTTTAGCGGTAGGCCGCTTTAGAGCCTGCATTCCGCATTCTTTCAGGCGTCTTGCCAGCGGCCTTCTGAGACTTGATTCGCTTGCGTTTCTTGTGGATGTTTTCGTATAGACCTTCATTCATAATTAGCACCTTGCATAGATTTAGCGCCTTTACACTTCCAGCGCTTGCGACTTAGGTTGTTAGGCGTATTAGGATCATTCTGCTTCTCTTTAGGCAATCCTTTCTTGATGCCTAATGACCTAGCGCAATATGAGTCGCCTTTGCTTTGTGCCAGCGCGTACTCGAGGCCCACCGTCACTTGCCTTTCCAGCCTGCCCATAGGAGACCTTCTTGCCAGATGCGGTGACCTTTACTTTAGCCTTGCCTTTACTTGGTTTTGCCATAAAGAATCAGGGGGCCGAAGCCCCCATCCTCCAGTCAGTGTTACTTTCCGTAAAGCCCTTGACCCGCAAACAGCGGGTTGAAGGTCGCGTACGCCGGCAGAGAGATCGAAACGAATCTTTTGCGTGTTCGCGTCACCGTCTGCGTACTTAGATACTCGGATTGACATACCATCGCTAGTAGTAGCAATAGTGTCTGTAGAGTAGAGCTTAGGTAGCTTAACAGTTCCGAGACCAAACGCTTGCTTGGTGTAGAACATATTAGGCTGGTACAGAGTTGAAGCAGCACCAAGGATAGTCACAACCGCGCCAGAAGCAGGAGCTGCGTCTACGTTGTTGTACTGACCGTTAGCCTCGTAGATAGCCGCACCTGAGACAGTAATAGTCGCAGCGTTGCCAGAGATAGTCACATCTTCGAGTACAGTGCCTGTCCAAGGAACTTGTGCGCCAGCGCTGTCAAGGATCGCTTCACGAGTAGCTACGTTGAGACGATTAACGCCTGCAATAGTTACCTGTCGCCAGCTTTGATAGTACCAGTACCCAGACCGTTCAGAACAAGAGTCTGCTGCATAGTGTCCTTAGCTGCAACATAAGTGGCGTTAGGAGCACCATTCAAAGTACCTGCACGATCAGTAGTTGAACCTGAAGTGTAGCTGCTTAGAGCGTTAGAAGTAAGCGCCATCATGCCACCAAAGTTCTGGCTGATTTGCGCTTTTTCCCATGCTGTACGAACAAGGCCGTCAGACGCATTCAACCGTTCTGAGCTGAAGACAGCGCAGTAGTAGTGAATGGGTTCATGAGGTAATACTTCTCGTCTGCTCATTGGAACGCCGACAGAATCCATCAGTGCACCAGCACCAGCTACGTCTGACCAAGCATCAACAGCAGTGCCGCGATCACCATAGTTCAAGTGCTGCGTTCTTGCATGTACGCGACCAAGGTCTAAGCTCCAGGTCAGTCACAATGCGACGGGCCATAGGCTCAAGGATCTGGTCAAGTTGGTCTAGCTCAAGAGCCTCTTCCACGTTGCCCCACTCAGTGGCCGCTGTGAAGTAGTCCTGAACTGTACCAGTTGCCTTGCCTGCAATGATGTCCGACTTATCAGAACCGCTGATGTCACCGCCAGAAGTACGGATAGAGTTGTAGTCATGCGGACGCTTGAAGTCTACATTAGAACCGCTTGAAGGGTTGAACTTGCCGCTTAGAAGCTGAGTGTTGACTGTCTTTGTTACTACTCGTGATGCTTCAAAGGCATCTAGAAAGACGCGAGCGACTTTCCGTGTGACGTTACTATTGAGATTGTTAGCCATGATGCATCAAACTCAGCTCGTTTGGCAATCGCCTCATCACGCTGTCGGAGCTGCTCCTGTATCTCTCTATCTGAAAGACTATAGAAGTCAGGCACTTTCGGCACTTCAGGCGGCTGTTCTTTGGGAAGCCTAGCCTCAAGCTCTGCAAGGCGCTTGCGATAGTCCTCGGCCTGACGCTCTGCTTCTCGCGCCTTCCAAGTCTTCTCAGCCATAGCCTTGTCAAAAGCCTTCTGCTGTTCTTCGTTAAAAACAGGTCTAGTAGATTTCTCCTGACCTTCGTCAGTATCCGCTGATGAATCGGAATCAGTTTCCTGATCTACATCCTCTATGTCTTCAAACTCAATATCTTGAGTCTCATCGACCATATCGTCTGGTTGCATCTTATACCTACTGTAATGCCGTCAAATAAACGGTGACGTTCCGTGCCTCCAAGAAAGCGTGGAGTGCGCTAGTGGTCAAATATACCACAATTTGGTAAAAAGCAATACTTTTCTTAAAATATGGCGGAAGCGGCTACCTAGCAAGGCTCCTATAGATTATCGCCTGTGGAATTGAACCACTATTACGCTTCCATAAACTTTTTTTAATTTGCTCTACGAGCCTCTATATCTCTCAGCATCTCTTCAGTTATTACGCCGCCTCTAGTGCCTCGGCGCAACGTGTATTGCTCTTTTGCCAAGGTAGCTGGATCAGCTCTAAGCAAAGAATCAACGCTGTCAAATCCTCTGGCGCTTACAAGATCGGGCATTAACTCAAAAACATTTATGTCTTGCTCTCTCAAAATGCCTTCAGGCCTGCCAGCCAATCCTTGACCATAGGTGCGATGCCCAGACACTTCAAACCTTGAATCGCCATACGGATTAGCAACACCAACATTTTGCAGATTAAAGTCAGGAGCGTTGTATTGAGCGCGATCACTTACAGCGAGCCTAGCTTGGCCTATACCCAAGACCGCCTTCGTCTCTTAAATCCCTGTCCATAACCTGTAATAAAGATTTTCTAGGATCGCCTGTCATTTCTCTAATTTGGTCTATGCTTTCAGGATTATCTATTCCTTTCCAAGCTGGATAGAATTCTTTAATAGTCGTGTCAGCCTGCCGCTTTGGCTCTTTTTGACACGGCATTCCTAGCGTGAGTAACCATTACCTCTCCGGTCATAGTAGAGAAGTCTCCACCACTCGGAGCCATCCGGTAAGGCAGCATCAAGCACCTCATCAGCTATTGGCTTGCCATCCAATCCCATAAATGAATTCAAGAAAGCCGATGTTGCTCCTCTATCCTGCGCCCAGACCTGGCCTTCTCTGCCTGTTGGATTGGCAAACATGAAGTCTTGGCCGCCTTGCAGCTCTACGGGCAGGTCATAATCAACACCTTCGACTCCAGTGATAGGCGCGATCCAGCTTTTGTCCTGTCTGCCATAGTTATTCTGAATGGCTTGCCTTCATAGTCAAAAATGCTTACTTCCGGACGCACTATAGGCGAACCTTCATACGTTAGCTCTGTATCCAATATGCGCTGTTGTTCTCTCGCTCGGCTGTCAAACCTTGGATCAAAGCCTTCATCTCCGATACGAAAAGACTCGCGCAGCGCCGAGCCGCCAGCTATTGCTGTGCCTTGCCTGCCGCCGCCTGAGTATAAAAGCATATCGCTGTCAGACATTGCAGGATCAAACTCTGCGTTAATAGAGCGAAGGTTTTTGGGATCGTAAATAATAACTTCATTGCCGAACATATTAAGGCCATCAAAACCTTTTTCCTGTAGCCGCCTTTTTATTTCTTCTTGCATAGGATTGTAGCCTGATGGATTTACGCCTTCAGCTAACATTTCTTGCCTTGCTGCCTCCCAATCTTCCTCTGTTCCAATCCTGCCTCGCGCATACAAAGGCATGACGTTAGCGCCTTCCTTGTACGCTGACTCTAAGTCTCTGTTTTGTCTAATATATCTGTCGGAATATTGTGCATTTGGCGTGGTATAAACGCCTTTCCCATACTTTAAAAAACCGTCTTCCGGTACTTCAAAAGAGTCAAACGAAGAATTGGTCGAGTGATACAAAGGACTGGCTAGTATCAAAACCAAGGTCTTGCGCTCTCTGCATCCTAGCGCTTTGTTCTGTCCTGTTGCCGCCTGACCTTCTAAAGCCAGAGGCTAACGCTGAGCCTCCACCGCTAGAGCCTCCTCCCATAACTAAAGCAGGATCAAACTCAGTTATCTGCCGAGTCTCAGGATCATAGGTAGTACCGCCAGCCATGCCTGCCTGATATTGATCAGAGGCGTAATCTCCTAGAGCCTCCTACCACTCCACGGACTGCGCTGACAGCTCTGCCAGCAGCTTCTGACTGCTCGTTAGCATCACCAAAGAAGATGTCACTGAGGAAAGAGCCAGTAGCTTTAGCGCCTCTGACTATAGGACTGTATGAGAAGTCTACTTCAGACTCTCCGTACTGGGCAGGTAGATCGTCTGGACTATGGCCTGACCACGGTCATCATAGCCGATGAACTGGTTCTGCTCTTCTTGCAGGATCTCTCGGCGCTCAGGCAGGAGCAGCGCACCTATGGCGCTGTCTCCTCCGTACCTATACCTTGGTTCAGCCATTCTGCATTCTCGCTATCTCAGAGTCAGACATATACCTCATGGCTCGGCGTTGAGCTTCGGCTCGCATACGTCTCGAGCCTCGGCGCGCTGCCTGTCGCTGATGTCAGCCATCTTCTCTTGGTTGTTGAGCTGCTCGCCTACTGCCTGAGCGCTTGTCCTGTCAATCGTAGCACCTGCCTGCTGAGCCTTGATCTGAGTGTCCATGCGCTTAGTCTCGGCATTGAAGAAGTCAATCTGGCTTTCAGCCTGGTCGCCCTGCATCTGCGTCTGGAGCTTCTGAGCTTCTAGCTGTAGCTTCATCTGCTCGTTCTGTAGCTTGGCCTGCTCTATCTGCGCTCGCAGCATCTCGGCCTGAGCCTTCATCTGCTCAGCCTGCGCCAAGACCATGTTGGGATCTTGCTGTGGCTCGCCTTGCTGCTGCTGCGCCTGCCGCCAACTCTTCTTCGAGTCATCTGCGTCTTGAGGAATCAGGCCAGCCGCAATCATCTGTGCGCGTTTGCGGTCAGAGATTTGCTGAGCTGAGGCAGTGGCTACGTTGTCCAGCAGGACATCACCAGCGATCTGGAGGATGCTTGGATCGACCTTGGCAATCTCAATGATTGTCTCAATGGTCTCCTGTTGGCGGTTCTTGAAGCTCGCACCAGCCTTGACCTGTACGTCATAGTTACCGACCGACAGATCGTTCACAACCACCACATCGCCTGTCTGCTGGTCTATGACCTTCTGGTTGATGTCAGCAACGTCATAGGTGTTGTCTTCCTTCAGCAGCCTTACAGTACGCGCTGAGTCGTAGATCTCTGGGATAGCGGCTACCAAGATGCGACCAGTAGCACGGATGCCATACTCCAAGGCTTTGAAGTATTTGATCGTAGAGTTGTCGCCTTTGTTCTGTAGCGCATTGATTGCCACGCCAGATTGGTTCTGTGGATTGTCACCCATGTTGCTGGAGAACATCCCAGAGGCGTAAGTAATCATGCCTCGCATAGCTTCAGACATTGTGCGTAGCGCTGGGTTGATCTGTGCGCCGCCTTGCTGCTGAGGTACTTGCGGGAACTCAGGATCTACGTTGAAGAACTGAACCGGATCGTGGTTAGTGTTCAGGGTCTGTAGTGAAGACTCATGACCAGCAGCCTGACTCATTGTCATCCAATACTTGGTTCGTGGCGCAAGGCTAGTCTCGGCTACCTCACGGCTGACTGAGTAGTTCAGCACTCGCTGTGAGTCCATCAGCTTCTCTACGAGTCCCCAGAAGATCGTCTTGTTCTCAAAGATCTTGTAGTTAGCGTAGATAGGCACAACCGGAATCATGTTGAAGACTGTTTCTTTCTTCTCTTCAAGCCAATCACTAGCGTCAAATAACCGTGAACAGACCGACTTCTTGACACGCTTGCGCCTGCGGACTTCTGTCACGCCAATGGATTCAAGCTCATCAGCTATCTTCTTAAAGTCATCATCAGCCTCATGAACCTGCCCATTGGACATCATGACTAGCTCGCGCTCTTCTTCTTCGCAGTACAGCAGCTCACCAATGACTACGACCTCAGCCTTGTCATAGTAAGCCTCGCCATCACGGCCTTCATCAACTGATTCACCAGATGCTTCAGGCCAGCGCCTCTCATACTCATCCTTGCCAATCGCGTGAAGGACAAAGCAATAACGGCTGTCCGACTTGTCTTGCTTCTCTGCCGCAGGATCAAACCATACACGGTCTATGGAGTTGCCAATCGGCTCAATGAACAGGTCTTGGTCAAAGCTGTCCTGACTCACATACTTATGCACAACACGCCAAGCGCCAAAGCCAGTGGTCACCATGTTGCGAGCAGCGTGGTTGTAGACCTCACTGGCATCAGACATAGACTCAATGTTTCTAACAATGCCTGAGTAGGTGTTTGCTATGTCCTTGGTGCTGTTGCCGCCAGCAGGCGAGACAGAGACATCAAACGATGCTTGGTCAATCTCGGAACAAACCTGATCAATGATCGGGTTCACCATGTCAAAGCTGTAGCGTGGAGACTTGCTCTCAGCAGCATTGTTGTACCAGTACGGCTCCCATTGACCGTCACGCTTATCAACGAACAGCGCAGCCTCACGAGCATTGTCGCGCAGGTCTTGGTCTGCTTCCTGAGATGCAGCTAGAAGGTTTGAAACATATTCGTGATCATCATACTTAGTAGAGTCATAGACATCTTCGCCATACTCTTTCTTGGAGTCTTTCTCGTATTCGTAATCGTTTTTATCCATGATGCTTCCAGCCGCTGAAGTTGAGGACAACTTTCTGTTTGTTTAGTGCTTTAGGTGAGTGCAGCGACATCATCAGCGCATCACCCATGTTGGGACTCGGTAACCGATACGGAGGCTTAGCCATCTCCGCTTTGCTTAATATCTGTATCTTACCAGCATTGTTGCGTTTCAGCGGTATGCGGCAGACCTCAGCTCTGAGCTGATCCAGCACCGCTATCTCAGAGGACAGACTGATCATATCCTCTGGGTTCACATACTCGCCTTTCTCAACTGCGCGGTAGGTAGCCTCGAACCTATCTCTTAGCCGCCACCAGAACTGCGCTCGCTTGTTTCTAAAGGTCTCACGGTTAGTCTTGTTGCGCTCAGTGCCGCCGCTGGTGTACGGCATCTCTGGGTCTTCTGCTGCCTCTGAGCCTTTGAACATTGAGTAAGTGATACCGTTCTTGCCAGCCAGCGCCTGATCTACCTGACGCTTGAGAGAGACACCTAAGCCGTCCGCATCCCATAGGAAGTGGTCAGCGTTAGCTTTCAACGCCTTGTCTAGCGCCCAATCCATGCCTTCGCCAGCATCGCCTGTCACCATCTCGCAGACATCTAGGATCACGTTGCCGTGCCTGAGTACAAAGCCTTTGCTGTCACCGCCTTCGTCCGATGGGTCGTGAGACGCAATGATAGCGCCTTCAGCCTTCCAACCTAGCTTTATGTGTGCATCTACTGCCGACAAGAACCACGGCACTGGAATGATTGAGTCTTCGTTCTCATCATACGTCTCGCCTTCCCAAACGTGAGAGTACAGAGAAGGAGACATATGCGCTTGGTCATAGGCTCGCTCTTGCTCTAAGACTTCTGGGAACGCAGGATTGTCATTGTAGTTCATCCAAACAATCGTGTGATGCTCGTCCTCGTACACACCGTCACGCCGTAGTTCTTTCTCAAACGGCTTGACGAATCGTAGGAAGAATGGATCAGCGGCAGACCTTGGGTTAGCTGCCATCCAGATCTCTGAGCCTGCGGTTCTGAGCGTAGGAGTAAGAGCCTTGAGGCTGGCCTCGGATATTGTCTGAGCCTCGTCCACAAATACCCTGCTGAAGCCGTGATACGATTTTACACTTTCTGGTGAGCGAGCTAACCCGATATACTTGAACGCAGTCTCGCCGCCGTAGCGGATCTCGTTACGCTGTATCTCAAAGCCTTTTAACTCTAGCCGTTCTATCTCAGCACACAGCAGCGTATGAATGGAGTCGTCAATGCTGGCTTGGAACTCACGAGCGCAGAGAGTCTTGATGCCTTGCGTCTGAGCTGCCAGTAGACACAGATCACCCATAGTCATGCTCTTGCCTGAGCCACGGCCTCCGATGCAAATCTTGTAGCGCTTAGGCTGCAAGAACGGAAGCATCTTCTTGGGTATCTGCATCTTGGGCATTATTCGTACTTCACAGTATTCTTTTTCTGCTTGGCCTTAGCCATTGCTATGGCGATTGCCTGATTCTGTGGCTTGCCTGCCGCCATCTCTGTCTTGATGTTCTTGGAGATGGTCTTTTTGCTCTTGCCTTTCTGTAGTGGCATTTCCAAATATCCTCTCAAAGTTTGCTTGGAATTCTTTCTGACTTACGCTGTACGGCCTTGGCCTTGATCCTTTACCGCCTTCCCATGCGCCTGTGCTCATTCCATCACCTCAATAGTCCAGTGAGTATCAACGTCCATCTGGATAGGCTTGCCATCAGCGCCTGTATGTTCTGTCCTGCTCTTCTCTGTCCAGTTCATAACTTGAGACAAATAAAGTTTCATAGACTGGAAATCACCTTCATCTAGTCCTTTACGATAGAGAGCTTCTATCATCCTAGTGCCAGCTTCCATTCGAGACCTGTTATAAGTTTCACTTACTCTGCTGTCTCTTTCCATTATTCTGTCTAAGGTATTGAAACACATACCTAAATGATGAGCTAACTGCTCTTTAGTAAGTGAAGGCGCAAGTCTCTGAATAGTTGCAATTTCATCTTCTGTTAGCACTCTCATTGGCTTAGTCATTACAAGAAACCGTCCGTCTTAACTTCAATAATTGTCTGTGGAATGTCCAGTGCAGTCCTCAGCTCTCTACGAGCTATCGCTGCTACATACTCCTTGTGATCTTTGTACCGAATCTTGCGGCCTTTGGCCTTATCAGTCTCGTAGATCAAAATGGTAAAATCGTCAGAATCTACAGTCTTTTGAAGTAGATAGTGACGATCTGGAGTAAATTCTTTGCTGCGCTCAAACAGGTCTCCTATTTTGAGTCCTATGGATTCTACCACATTATCACCTTTTGCGCTGCAAGCAAAACAATAGAATAGGAGCTTCTGGCCTTCAGGCGTGTCCGCTACGGTGACTGACATAGAAGGATTGGAGTCATCATGCACCGGACAGCAGGCAGTCCACTTGTGAGTTCCTAGCTGTCTTACCTTGTCTAGCCGATCTAATACTGGCTGATACCATTCAATCATGCTCGCTTACTCCATGCTATCTGACGGCTCTTGATCCAGCTTAGTGCTTCTGGGATTGGTTGTCGGCCTATCTGCTTCAAGCCATTAGGAGCGCAAGAGAAGCACTCAATGTACTTATGGTACGCCCAGCCTTTCTTGTAGTTATGCTCGTAACCGTAATGCAGCAAAGATGAGTACCATTCCTGCTTCTGCTCCTTGGTCAGCGTCTTGCGCCTTGTCTCGGCAGGCGATAGGTTCTCTGCCTTGACGAGCTGTGTGCCGTCATCTTTGAGCGTTGGAGTGCCTATAGGAAGCTCCCATCCACACTTACAACGAAGTCCTGTAAACGCACCGCTGCACTGCTTGCAGTTGTGAAGGATAGGTTCTTTAGGCTCAGTCTTGGTTTGCTTCCGCTCTTGGTAGTTCCTATCACCAGAGTGCAGCTCTGAAGGCACAAAAGACTCAGGATAAGCGTTGAAGTGAGCCAGATTGCCAGCGTGATCAAGCACAATCGCTCGCTCCTTATCAGCATGAATGCGCCAGATGCGTCCTATGCGCTGAATCCAAGTAGTAAGGCTGCGAGTCCTGAATGTGTCTATCAAAATTTCCACGCCAGAATCATCCCAGCCTGTATTCAAGATGCGACTGTTAATCATCACCTTGTATACACCATCCTCAAAGTCTTGATACTTCAGCTCTCTAGTAGCCTGATCGTCATAGCCGTCAATGTGTACAGCTATCTCTTGGCCTAGCGTCTGATTGAATCGCTCTACGAGGCTCTTGCTGTAGGCTATAGATGGCGCGAAGCATACGGCTCGCTTGGTCAGGCCAGCAGAGTGCTTGACGTAGTTATCCACAATATCACCAGCCAGCGTGTCATCTTCCTGCATACGCTTGCCTAAGTCTTCAGCATCATAATCATGATCGCCTGTGTGTGACTTCTTCAGCTTCAGGTCAGAGACATCAACAGTCCTGCCGTGATAATAGTCAGTCGGGCAAAGCCAGCCAGCGTCTATCAAATCTTGCGGAGTGGTAGTGACTATCAGGTCTTCCCATAAACCTTCAGAAGCCATACCACGGCTATAAGGTGTGGCTGTTAAGCCTATGAAGGTCAAGGCATTATAGCGCCTCATCTGGTCTAGCAAGCCTTTATACATATTATGAGCCTCATCTATGATTGCTAAGTCATAAGTGAAGTGGTTGCGCCTAACGGCTGTGGCTGTGCTGACTATCTGAATGTTTTCATTTGGATCGTACTTCGGGCTGTCGCCTTGAAGCACTGAGTAGCTTGCTCCAAGGCTTTTGAAGGTCTCCTCTGTCTGGCTTAGCAACTTCAACCTGTCGCAAAAAAACGCCACTCTGACCTTTGGGTTCTTCTTGACGGCCTTCATAGCTATGTAACAGGCGATAATGGTCTTGCCCATGCTACAAGGCGCACTGAGGATGACTCGCTTGTTGCCAGCTTTAAGGCTGTCTCTGAGCGCGTCAATGGCTACCATCTGATGAGGTCTAAGGCTGATCATGAGGCTCTAGCTCCTTACAGACATCATCATAGATGCCTTTGTAATCTGGATGACCGTAGCGGCTTGAGCCGTCAGCCATTTGATAAGTACGCCAGAGCGCAACGTCAGAGCAGTAGCGAAACTCAGCAGCCTTAGCCTCCTCAAAGTCTGAGCCTCCAGCCATAAGAAATCCTACGATAACAAGCAGTCCAGCAGCTATACCAGTTAGATTCCGCATCGTGCGTCCTCCTGTGCTGCCAGAGCATACATCTTGGCGTGATACGCAGGATAAGTTGCCTGCCAGACCTCTTCCTTGAGACGATCCCAATCACGGCTGAACATACGGCCTAGCTTTTGGTCAGCAACTTCGTGACCGTAAGACTCAACGAACTCAGGATAGTTCGCAACCATGCTACCCATGACCAATGCGTCTAGCAGCTCGTTTGTTTGGTCTAAGTTAAATTCCATCATGTTACTTCTCCAACTGATAATGTTTGCGAACGGCTGTTCTTAGGTAAGCTGCGGCTGTGTCCATCAAGGTTTTCTGCAAGACTTTCTGAGCCTTGCCTACTTCTTCGAGGTTGCCATAGGCAAGAGAGACAATCATGCGCGCAGCGTCAGAGCCGTCCATGAACGTAAACAGAGCAGCGTCAAGGTTATCAGCCGCATCACAGGCTAGGAAAAGATGGTCAAGGATGTCATCTCGGTCAGATTCGGGCAAAGAGTCCATATCGTAGTAAGGATCTAGGCCAAGCTCTTCTACTTTAGAAACGATCTGGTTATAGCTAAAAGACATAATTTTTCTCCGTCAGGACAAATTCAAAGGTTTTTTCGGCTGATTTGTCCTTGACTAAAGGAACATCAACCACTCATCAGGATGCTCGCTAAGATTCATGCCAGCCTTGATAAGCTCCATGCGGTCAGCAGGCTCTATAGGCTTGCGTGTGCAGATCGCTGGGTCAGCTTGGAACATACCGCAGCCGTTGACCTTGAAAAGCGCAGCAGACTGCTGATAGCTGCCTTCTGGCGCATCGTAAGCCTCTGGCTCGTGGAATACGTCTTGATCATAAGGTTCGCCGCAATGTGGACAATAGACATCAAACATAATTTTTCTCCGTCAAGAGTTATGCGCCTCCGGAGAGGCGCGGTTGGTTAGAAGTTGTAATCGTAAAAAGCGTAAGGCTTCTCTGTCAGGCCAAAACGTAGACCTCCGTGGCCCCATTCTTCTGGGTTGTTTTTCTTACGCCTAATTCGGATCACCCCAGCATTTGGGTTGCTTGCGTAGGTCACTTTTTGATTGCGCTGACCTTCAACGTGTCCAGCAAAACCGCCTGCATACTGCTTGAGATGAGAGATGTCATGCTCAGTATCCATCTTCCTGACCTCAATGGTCTTGTCACTGATTACCTTAACTATCTCGTAAGCATGAACATCACTGTATCCGTAATAAGAAACGTGTGTGAATGTTTTTTCTTCTTCTACGATGCGAAACTCTTCGTTTTTTTGTATTTCAAGAAGATGGTCGATCTTATCTTGATCCGTGGTTTCTGATAATTCTTTAGCTATCCATTTAGCTGAACGCTCTGCCTCTTCTTTTAACAAACGCTGTGCTTCAGCGCGATCAGTTGTTTCTTTTGATCTTTTAGTCCATCCCCAAACACCAAAACCTTTAGGTGAATTAAAAACCTTTGCCTCAACAGTAAAGTAAGTCTTAGTAATCATGTTGTATCTCCGTCAGATGAGCAGCGTTGTGCGACTCCATGTAAAGCATTTTACAGTAATCACACACAGTGTCCACAACTTTCACACTTATCTGAAGAAAAAAGTCATTTAGATGGTTTGGGACACCTTAGTATCCTACAGGAGCATGATCCACAGGTTTCAATTGCCAGAACTCTTCATCATCCGTGATTACTGAGTCAAGTCACCATCGTGTCCGCTAAACTGGTTTGTCGCCATCACTCTGCTGCTCAGGCGCGATCCCATCAATCTCGGAAACCTTGTGCTATCTGGGCGTTTCAGGCTACCCATAGGCCATATCGCTGAGTTACGGTCAGGATTTATCACACCGGATTGCCAGTGTACTCCACTTTGCTGGTGAGATACAATACCCATATGTGCAGGCAGTATGTAGTGAATGCCACTATATCTTGTCCTCCGTCAGCAAGCCGTTTCTCCTTCGGGCTGTCTGCACACCTACTTTGTTGACACCTATAAATAACCTCTGTACACTTCTAGTCTCATTCATTCTTGACGGAATCTTAAAATGGAAAAACATCACTTCTGGACGGCATTTTTTGCCGCGCAATCAAACTTCACTTCTCCCAAGAAGTCAGGCATTAACGGCTTTGCCAATGGTCACAAGTACCACAAGCTAGAAGACCTATTGCCTGCTGTACACAGCGTCTTATCTGAGCAAGATATATTCTTTCACTTTGAAGACATTAACTCTGATGAGACCGCTGGAACTCGAATATGGATGCACCATATGCCTAGCGGCCAACAGTTCACTCAGGACTGCGTGGTAGATAAGAAAGCGCGTGACGCGCAATCCTGTGGCGGCTGCTACACCTACGCAAAGCGCTATCTTCTCGCGAGCCTTTTTCTAATTTCAGATCCGAAATTGGATGATGATGCTGACCGCGCCACTCACGGTGACCGCAAGCAAAAGCCAAAGATTGCTTCTGACTCTCGCATAGCAAAGATCAAGAAAGACCTCGCAGAGATTAAGATCACTGAAGAGCGAGCCTTAAAACTTGTCGCAGCTGAGACTTGGATACTGAGTCTTGATCAGGCTGATCAGCTTGAAATGGCTATCATCAACAAGAAGGCTCAATGAACAAGACCGAAACTACCTGCGATGTCTGCGCGAAGTCTAAGCCGCGCAGCAATCGCTGGTGCAAAGAGTGTATAGCTTTGCATTGTTTGGCTAATTCTTTATGGAGAGTACGTTATGACCAGAGTGATTTATTGCGATCAAGGAAGTCCAGAATGGCATCAAGCGCGGTGCGGTATTATCAGCAGCTCAAATATGAAATCTTTGTTTACGAGTCGAGGCGAAAAGACAGCATCGGGCGTGAGAGAGACCTACCTGAATCAAGTGATAGCTGAGCGCCTTATGCAAAAGCCTATGGATACGTTCCAAAGCTACGATATGGAGCGTGGCACTTTGCTTGAAGCTCAGGCCAGAGCTAACTTTGAGATGTACTTGGACGTTACCGTTCAAGAAGTTGGTTTCCATATGCACGATGATCATGACATCGGATGCTCTCCAGACGGATTATTTACTCTTGATGGGAAAATAGAGACCGGAGTTGAAATCAAATGTCCAAAGGCAAACACTCACGTTAGGTATATGCGCTCGAAAAAGCTGCCTACTGAGTACATCCAACAAGTGCAATCCACCATGTATATCATGGGTTTTGACGTTTATTACTTCATGTCTTACCACCCAGACCTGAAGCCCATAATTATTGAAGTAAAACGCGATAATGAACTGATAGATAAAGCTGCCGAAATACTTATAGCAGCAGCCAACATTGTTAAAACTGAAACGGAGAAGTTAAATGAGCAACGCATTCACCACACTAACTAGTGTAAATAAGTCTAGCTATGATGACGGATACTACGGTCAGATTGACCCAACCGTCCTACGAGAGCTTGTAACAGCTCTGGAGAACGGTCAGGTATCTTTAAACAAAGGCGGCAAGATAGCCTTGAAAGGATGGAAGAACACTCCTGAAGGCGGCGGTGAGCCGTACATCTCAATGAAGTGGTCTAAGCCTATGGACAGCGCTCCAGCAGCTCCAGCAGCTCCAGCCAACTTTGAGGACATACCATTCTAATGAAGGTAATCAACCTAAAAGAAGAAGGTATCAAGAGAGTAGCATCGCGCAGCAAGTATGTTGTGCGATGGCTTGATATGGACGAAACCGAAGCTCTGTCGTTTGATGACTACGATGACATGAGGACTGCTTATCATTCCATTAACAGCTTCTTGCGTAAAAATGAGGATATGTACAAGGTGAAACAGTTCTCAGATCAAGGAGCAAGACGCTACTTAGTCTTGAAGGTCAGAGCATGAAGATAACTGCGGCAGATACTATGTTTAGTAAATGCGTCAGATCCAGAACTAACTGGTGCTGCGAAGCCTGCGGCACACAGTATGAGGAAGGATCGCAAGGACTTCACTGTAGCCACTACTTCGGGCGCAGAGCCTACGCTGTGCGCTTTGATCCTATGAACGCTTTTGCCCATTGTTTTGGCTGTCACCAGAAGCTAGGTAGCAATCCTGATGACTTCCAACGATGGGCAGAGGCTCATCTTGGCGAGCAGGCCATTGGCATATTGCGTGAGAAGCGTGAAAACATTGGTCTTGCTAAAGATTATAAGAAGAACCTTAAAGACGTTGCTAGGCACTACCGTGAGCAATTTGCACTCATCCAAGCAGCGCGAGCAGAAGGTAATGACGGAAGAATCGAATTCATTGGGTATATTTGATATGAGTATAAATGAAGGCCAACACTGGATAGTTAATTCAGACCACACAATGAAGATGTTTAAGGAGCATATGGACGAGCTGTATGCCAAGGACAAGTACCTAGTAATCAAATGGGCTACTGGTAAACAGCGCAGCTTAAAACAGAACTCCGCGCTCCACGTTTGGTGTCAGCTCATGGCTGACGAGCTAAACTCTGCTGGCTTGGGAATGGAGAAGGTCTTAGAGCATAAAGCATCCATTGATTGGACGATGGCAGGCGTTAAAGAACACCTGTGGAAGCCAGTTCAGGAAGCTATGACAGGCAAAGACTCTACAGCGGAGGCCGAGAAAGTGGACTACGTTAAAGTCTATGAGACCTTAAACCGTCACTTTGGTGACAAAATGGGCATTCATGTGCCATGGCCTGTGAATGAAAAAAGCAATCCTTGAGATAGATCCGCTATGGCGAGAGATTGCCGATGACAGCCCTGATTCGCTTAATGGACGGTCTGTTAATAAGAACTCCTATGCTACTGGAGTTATAGGCGAATTGGCTGTATCTCAGGCACTAGCAAGCCTCGGTATAGCGCACAGCCATGAAGATACTTATGACTACGACTTCCTTGCTGAAGGTATACGAATAGACGTAAAAACTACTAATTTTAATTATGGGCCAATAAAAAACAGCAACAACGCAATGCTGACTGACTATTTGCGGAATCAAAAATGCGATGCTTACATATTTGTAGCAACTTGCAAAACAGATAATATCGCAAGAATTATGGGTTGTTGCGCTAAGTTTTGGTTTTGGGAAACAGACTGCGGTAAGGACTACAAAGCAGGCGAAAAAATATCCGTAAGAAAGATAAAACAAGATGCTAGAATATTAAAATACAAGCACTTGACCAGTATCTACGGTTTGCCACTGCTTTTGGAGGCGTTGAAATGAAAAGAATAGAATTTGATATAAAGAGCCAAGAACAAATAGAAGAATGGCTTGAGGAAGTAGAAGGCAGAATGTCTGAGAATGACTTGAACTACATAGCTACCATTGCTTTTAACTTAGCCAATATGGATGAGTTCATATTCAGCAATGATGAGGTCTGTGATAAATTTCTAAACTATCAAACAACGCATTACTATGGAGGCGCTTTGCACTAAGTATTATGCATACTTTCCGGTCTCGATCATCTCAGCCAGTTCCGTAGCTCGGTTTCCTGTTTGCTCTGCAAAGCGACTATCTAAAAGCTGAGTTGCAGCTTCCTTATAATCAGCTCTTTCAAACGCCTCTATCATTTTGTGGAAACCACGAAACCTTGTCGCACCTAAACAGAAGAAAGCAGATATCACTGCTTCACTTCTAACCTCATCAAGATCGCCAAACCACAGGTACTCTTTGTTGATCTCTTTAACACATCTTACAATATCATTAGACAGAAGGTAGTCTATTTCATCTTCAGACAAGCCAATACCGCCACGGCTGTCCACGTTGCGTCCTACGCCTATTGTGTACCTGTTCTCAGTACACAGATAAACAAAATTCTCTGCGCCTTCGTGACGCTTGAGGATCTTAATTAAGTTTTTCATTACTTACCTACTTGCTTGACGCGCTCGTAGCTTCTAGCGCCAGCTAAACCAAGCATACCCATAAGCACCGGAAGCATCACCGTAGTATCAGCCTGTGGTACTTCTATGCCAAAAGGCGCAGCAAGAGGAGAAATAAGAAAGTTTACCGCAAAACCTGCTACGCAGACCCAAGCAGTTGCTGGCCTCCAAGAAGACTGAAACCAGTTGCCTTTAGCCTCTTCACGGTTGACAGCGATTTGCGCCAGCATGATTTCTTGATGGTGCTTATCAGCCATTGTAGCTATCTGGTGAGCAAGCTCGTTCTTCTTGTCTTTATCCTCAACAAACTGGTCTAAAAGATTTGCTACTGGGCCTATTAAAGACGTAAGCGAAGACAGCATTTAATTAACCGCTAAAGCAATAAAAACAATAACAGCCATAATTACTACTACAGTAGCTTGCTCGTCAGTTGCACCCATAAATTTAGCTTTGGCAAACTTTCCTATTACTTTAACGTATTTCATAGTTGCTCCTTATTTGTCAGCTTTGGTATCAAGTCGTTTAAAGATCGCACCAAGCATCTCTTTGATTTCGCGTATGTCATCACGATAATCTTCTTTCGCTACATACATAATAGGTATGGACTTCATGTCAGCATCAATCCTATCCAATAATGCAAAGACTCGATTGACCAACCATCCAACAACAAATCCTGCTACGGCTATTGTTACGTTGAACATGACTTGATAATCCATACTACACCTATAATGTCAGGTCAGGGACTTTACGCGAGTCTCTGATTTTGTAAACGTGACGAAGCGCCTCTCCTCCGTCACGATGAAATGTAATTGCGTCATTACACTAGATGCGCCATAGCCGTGACTTGCGTGGTAAGAATCTGGAAAAGCCAACGTCCCAAAGGCTTCCACAAAAACACCGTTATCCGTCTCTATCGCGTTCTGGTGATGGATATGTCCTACTAGCCACTTGCGGTAGTTAGTGGACGACCATTGCTCTGGTAACATCCTTGGCAGAATCGCTGCCTAGTTTAGGCGCTTTAATTTTATCGCCGTGGTGTACCGCAATCAGGTCTTTCCAAATACCAGCGTATGAAAAAATCCGTGAGGATCTAGTATGTTGACTCTTTTCTCTTTCTGGTAATAAAACTTTAGTATTAAAGCTAAAGCAATAGCCGTGTCCGAATCGTGGTTACCTCGAGCAATAATCACACTGACATTCTTATGCTTTGATAGCATTTCTCAATGGCGAAGATAAAAGTCTGCGCTGCTATCTCTAGCACCACCTCAATTCTTGTATCTACGTCTAACCGAGTGCCGCCAAAGGTAGTTCCTGCTATCCATTGGCGTGTATAAAATCGCCCACGTTTACCAGCAAGGAATGCTCAGAAGCTGTAGATACACTTGTTAAGTAATCTATAGCCTCAAGATGAGACTTAGCCGCTATCTTGGTATCATAGTCCTGTTCCTTAGTCTCTCTAGCGTCAGCCCTCATGCCGAAGTGTGCGTCACCTATGACAATGCTAGGTAATAAGTCATCAGCAAACTTCTTAGTTTTTGGCTTGGCTTTAGGCTTGTACGGTTTAAGACCTTTAACAAGACCATCAACAAAACCTTGCAGAGCTTTATCTCGCGCTGCCTCGGTCATGGTTCGTTTAGTCTTTAGCCAAGCCTTGTTACCATCATCATCAGAGGTATAAATAGAGCGACCAATGACAAACTCACCTTCTGGAACGTGACGAGTCGCATCCCAGTTTTCCGAGTATCCCTGCCGCCGCCGCAGTGTTCTTAGTGATAGAAACATAGTCGCGCATGGTAGACTGCGAGATACCTAGTATCCCAGCAGCTCTTGCACTATTGCGACCACACTCTTCCCAAACTTGCATTGCTTCGCGATGACGGTCTGTCTTTGCGTAGTCTACTAGACTCATATTAAACAACCCTGACTTTAAGGTTATTCCCTGCCAACGCCTTAATCCTTACAGAGTTCTGAGCAGGAGCATCGAAGTCATAGTCAGTTCCTAAGACAGCACCTTTGTTCAACACGTTAGCATCGTAGTTAATCGCTACACCGTCTGACGAAGGTACTGTAGAACCCGATGTCATGTTGAAGATAATCGCTAGATCAAGATCGTCACCAAGAGCTATGTGGTTCGGGTCTGTTACTGCGTCTAGTTGAGTCTTGTCCATTTGGTTTGTGTAAAGAACAGTAGAATACTGATAAACAGAATCGCTACTATCGTCTGATATAAACATTGTTTCGCCATCAGCACTGATTGCCATTCCTTGAGGATTAGCGGCTTGGCTGTTAACGCTAAAAGACTCTCCCAACGATGCGGTACTAATATCAAAAGCAGTGCTTAAAGAGTATTTGTATACTTTGTCAGAGCCTGCTCCTAAAAGAAACATTACAGTTCCGCTAGAAGCAAATTGTATGTCTCTTGGGTTAGTATCTGTTACAGAAAAATTCTGAGAATACGAAGCAGTGCTAATATCAAAGCCTGTGCTTAATCCGTACTCAAGAATAGAGTTTGAACCATCAGCAGAAATAAACATTTTAGTTCCATCGGTATTGAACGCAATGCCAAATGGGGAAGTATCTTGAGTAGCTACTGAAAAGTTTTGAGTAAACGAAGCTGTTGCAACATTGAAGGCAGTGCTTAAAGCATATTCACCAACATCATCTCCGGTAGTGCCAACAATAAACATTTTGCTTCCGTCAGAATTAAAAGCAATTGAGTTAGGTGTAGTTTCCTGTGCTGATGTAGAGAAAAAACGAGCATAAGAAGCAGTGCTAAGACTATAAGCACTAGACATTTCATATTCTCTAACACCATCTCCACTATTATCTACAATGTACATTTTGCTTCCATCATTATTAAAGGTCATTCCTTTGACCTGCGTTATTTGTGCTGATATATCTAAACTAACAGAATCGTATGCAGCGCCTTGCATAGAATATGGTGTTGTAGCACCCTCCATAGCCTCAGCCAACGTAGCTAACTCTGTATTCGTAGCGCCGTTTACCCAAGTCTCTGAAGCGTATGTACCGTTAGAGTTGTACTGCCAAGTCCCTGAGTTGCTCCTGACAATATCTCTCTCGCCATCAGTGTTATCAATGACAGTCCAAGTAGTACGGTCGTCTGTAGAGATAGCGTAGTAGACTTCACCGTCACCTGCGTTTTGGTCAGCCGTCATTGAGTTGATGTCTGTCCAGTAGGTAGTGTCTGTTGAGGCTGTGGTGTGTACTGGTTGGTAGCCTGTTACAAAGTTTACTGATTGAGAAGTATATTCATAAATGTAATCAGTTGAACTACAGCATATAATAAAACTACTGCCAGTTGCCGAAAATGCTATACCTGTTGGCGCGGAAGCTTGGCTGCTGACACTAAAACTATTAGAAAAAGAGGCTGTCGAAACATCAAAGCCACTTGTCAGCGAGTAAGAATATACGGCATCTCCTGTTTGACCCAGTACCAACATCACTGTTCCATCAGTATTAAAAGCTAATGCAGATGGGAATGTGTCTTGCGCTGATACAGAAAACGAATCTACAAATGAAGCAGTTGCAAGATTAAAAGCACTTGATAATGTGTACTCGTTTACGTCTTGTCCGGAAGCGCCACAAATGAACATCTTAGTGCCAGTTGGATTAAAAGTTAATCCTTGTGGGGCTGACTCTTGCGGCCCAATATTAAAAGCAACGCTATCATAACTGGCAGTTCCAATATTAAAGGCAGCTGATAGTGAGTATTGATACACATAGCCTGTTTGTTCTCCAAGGACGAAAAGTTTAGTTCCCGCAGGATTAAATGCAAAATCGTACGGAACTCCGTCTTGAGATGCAACACTAAATGATACGCTGTCATATGTTGCACCGGATAATGAAAACGCAGTAGGTAAAGAATACTGATATATTTTGTCAGTATTTATCCCAATAAAGTACAGCTTTGAGCCATCTGCGCTAAACGCGACACCTTGAGAACCGTTATCTTGAGCAGTTTGAACGCTAACTCCGGTATAAGCTGAACCACTTATATCAAATCCTGCGCCAATGTAACTACTGAGCTCCAAATCCCCATCCGCAGCATTGTAGACAACACCGTACATAGACCAAGAGCCACTGGCGACCTGAGCGTATGATGTAGGCGCTGTAGTTTCTACATAGCTACCGTCTGTGGCTGTTAAGATAAACTCACCTGAGTTAGCTTCAATTGTCTTGCCTACGTCTGCTGAGGCGAATGAGCCTGTGCCGAGTGTTACAGAAACTGATGTAATATCGTATTCGTTTACATCATCACCTGCATTTCCAACAATGAACATCTTTGTTCCATCGGCACTAAAAGCAATTCCTCGAGGCTCTGTTTCTTGAGAAGCTATAGAAAAACTTACGTTAGAGTAGGATGCTGTAGATACATCAAAACCTGTAGATAATGTATATTGATATACTGCATCAGTATTATAGCCAACAATAAACATTTTCGTGCCATCAGTATTAAAAGCTAATCCGTGAGATTGACCGTCTTGCAAACCTATAGAAAAAAATTGAGAAAAAGATGCTGTAGATACATCAAATCCTGTGGACAAGTCGTACTCGTTTACATAATCAGACGAAACTCCGGAAACAAACATTTTCGTTCCATCAGTATTAAAAGCAATTCCCGATGGAAATGTTTCTTGCGCGGATACTGAAAAGTTTTGAGAAAAAGACGCAGTTGACACATCAAATCCAGTAGACAATGTGTATTCGTTTACATCTGCCCCAACATCGCCAAGAACAAACATTTTCGTGCCATCAGTGTTAAAAGCAATTCCTCTTGGTGTCGCGTCTTGAGCTGATACAGAAAAGCTATCTACAAAACTTGCTGTAGAAACATCAAAGCCTGTGCTTAGTGTGTACTCATTTATGCTGCCTCCAATAGCTCCGACAATAAACATTTTAGTTCCATCGGTGTTAAATGTTACACCTGTCGGCGCAGCATCTTGAGCAGCAACACTAAAACTATCAACAAAACTAACCGTGCTTACATCAAACCCAACAAAATCCAACGTAGTCGCAGGCGCAGAGTTCAATCGCGTGTAATTCTCTGTAGTCGAGTTAACATCCCAATTGTTGTTAGTCACGCCTGACTGTGGAACTTCTTTAGTCACAGAAACTACAGGCGCAAGCACAGAGCTAGTCAGGGAGATTGAAGCTGACTCGCCGCTTGTGAAGGTCTTGGTTAGTGTGCCACTGGTGACAGAGATGTTATCTAGCGCAGTGTCCAGTGTATTAAGCTGAGACTGTACGTCAGAGGTAACATTGTCAATGTAGTTAATCGTTGCCGCGCTATCGGCTATGTCTCGTGACTTGCTCATCGTTATACCTCTGGCCAATCTATTGTATTAGGAAATCCCGATTGAGCGGGAACATCTCGTAAGGCTTGTCTGTACGCAGTCATCTCCGCAGTCATTGTAACGTCAGTAGATGCTGTCCAATCTGTAGCAGCTAGTTTAGCGTCACGCTCTTTACGAACTTCGGCAGCAGCTCTATCGTCTGCACCTGCTGCCCACGCAGCTTCCTTTGCATCTAACGCAGCTTGCTCTTCTTCAGTCAGAGGAATCTCAGTAATTACATCTGTATTTAGATCTAATATTTTGTTCATGTTTAATCCTACATATAACTAATGTTTACAAAGCCCGAATCCCATCCATTACCATCCGTTAGCAATTTAATCTGAGTCAAATCTCCGCTTAGTTGAACCATACCGCCTCCTGTGTATTGCTGACCAGAAGTGTCATCTGTAGCGCCAATTGATGACATAACCCACTTATTATCACTAAGTTTAGCTAAATGAACCGAACCCGCAAAAACTCGATTACTTTGACTTTCGCTAAAAAAGAAAGCTAAAGCAGTATTTATGTCGCTAATAAAAGTATCGCCTGATGTTCTATATGCTCCTGCTGCACTTTTGTAGCTCGTTGTTTGAATACCGCCAGAAGTTCCGAGTTGAATTTGATTCGTTGTATCTCCAAAATTGTCGTTGCTCATTTGGTAAACATTAACCCATATATGAGATACCCCAGAAGGAATACCTGTAATTGTTAAAGTAGAAGAGCCATTCAAACCTACATTGGATGTTGAAGTTGCACCACCCGCAGGAGCAGTTGATGCCCAACCCGAACCAGTAGACGTTAATACATTGCCACTAGCTCCTGCTGCTGTAATTCCTGTACCGCCGTTTGCGGCAGGTAGCGTTCCTGTGACTCCACTAGCTAAGTTAATATCATCAAGCGTACCGCCAAGCGTTAAGTTTCCTGAGCTTGTTACTGTTCCTGTCAGAGTTAATCCGCTAACTGATCCTGTGCCTCCTACCGAGGTAACAGAGCCTACACCCGCTGCATCAAGTTGAGCCTGAATGTTAGATGTAACACCATCTGTGTAGTTTAGCTCTGTAGCCGTAGCTGTAAGGCCAAGGTTGGTTAGAGCTGTGGCTGCGTCATCCAGATCAGAAAGGTTATTAGACTTCTGTGTGTATCGAGCATCACTCTGAGCCTGTGTGTACACATCGGCTACATTGAACGCACCGTAGGCGATGATAGAAACATTGTCACCAGTGGTAGCGCCTGTGCCTAAGACAATCGTAGCACCATCGGTAGCTGTAAAATCTGTAGTAGGGATTAACTTAGAACCATTCAGGTAGACATCAACAAAGCCAACATCGTAGGTAGCTGAGAAGTTAGTCTGACCTGACGTAGCGACATACTCTTGACGTTCTGCTGTACCATTTACTGCACTACCTGCTGCTGCCCAAGATGAGCCTGAGTAGACAAACATCGTGTTAGACACGGTGTTGAAATACAAAGCACCTGCTTGCAGTGGGTTGCCTTGATTATCTACCGTAGGAGCCGTGGATTTAGCGCCAAGATAAAGCTCCTCAAACTCTTCCAGAGCTGCTTCTGCTCCGGTTTCCGCTGTGGCTGCGTCTGTAGCTGAGCTTGCCGCCGCTGTAGCTGATCCTGCTGCCGCTGTAGCACTTCCCGCTGCCGCAGTTGCACTTCCCGCCGAGGCAGTTGCACTTGACGCACTTGCTGCCGCTGAAGCCGCGCTATCCGCTGCCTTTGAGGTACTGGTCGCAGCGCTTGCCGCACTAGAACTAGCAGAAGCCGCCGCAGCATTTTCACTAACCAAAGCCGCTGCCGCTGAAGCCGCTGCCGCACTTGCGCTACCGCTAGACCCAGAGGCACTAGAGGCCGCTGCCGCAGCACTCGCCGCACTATTCGTCTCAGATGTTGCCGCAGCATTTTGGCTTGCTAAGGCCGCTGCCGCCGAAGTAGCACTCTCGCTGGCGCTAGTTGCCGATGATGCAGCACTTGCCGCACTATTGGTTTCGGCTGTCTCGGCATTGGTTTCCGCAGTCTCTGCCGCTGCCTGAGCTGCTTCCGCTGCCACCTGAGCTGTCTCGGCATTAGTCTCTGCAAGTTCGGCTGCATTCTCGCTGACCAAGGCCGCTGCCGCACTCGCCGCCGCTGCTACTGCACTAGCCGCTGCCGCTGCACTTGTGCCGACCCAATAAGCCGCAGAGCTTGCAGGAACATTGCCTATATTAGAATTTTGCAAAGACGTATAGAGAATACCGTCTGTACCGACCACGTTCTCATTTATTGCGTAGGTTCTAGTCGAGAGCCAAGCAAACGCAAGAGAAACCCAATAAGCAGTCTGAGTAGATGGATTTTGATTCAGGTTAGTGTTCTGTAAAGATTGGTACTGTGTTGATCCGTAAGTGACAACATCTCCAACACTATAGGTAATGCCAGCATTCCACTCTACCGAGTACAAAAGCGTCCAGAATCCAGACGTAGTAGTGGGATTGTTGTTCTGGTTGCCGTTAGTTAGTGACCTGTAGTAAACGCCATCACTGCCTATAACCACAGCGTTTGCTGAGTATATGGTAGTCGCTACCCAAGCATCACCAAAGTTAGTGCCTGTCTCACCAATAGGATCTCTAACAAGGATCTGTACATCATTTTTGTCAGCTAGTATGCCTTTGGCATTACCGTTAAAGAAGATGTTAGGCTGACGGCCTGCCGCAGTAAGGATGACAGGATTGGTGTTAGGGATAGTTAAGTTAATATCAGCGTAAGTATTCTTCGGAGTGGTAGTGCCAGACTCATAGAAATACAGCTTGCCGCTGCCTAATGGAGCGCCAGCGTCATCAAAGTATTGTGCGTTAATTTCACCGAATCTAGCCATAATCTATTGCTCTCTTGTTCCTATGGTTTCGCCTGTTTGGTATATGCCAACAGGAAGGTATGCGCTTATATAAGAAGCTAATCGCCTTGCCTCAGCGTCAGTCACCGATTCGTTAGCTTTTATTCTCATTATGGTTTCTACTATTCTGTTGGCATCTTCGCCGCCTTCTTGTATAAGAATTTCGGCAACTTGATTAAGTATTCTTGGAGTGGAATCTACTGTTTCTTCTCCTAGCTTACCAAGATAAGACCTTCCAAATTCTTGAGCTGCGTCTATAGGCGCAAGCTCTCTAGCCGATCTACCAACTCCACCTTCAGTAATTTCTTCAATCTGACCAATAGCTTGAGTTCTAAATGCTGTTTTAGAATTTAAAGCCATGTCTCCTTCTCTGGATACTTGTTGCGCCAATCTTTCTAAAGTTTTTCTATATTCTCCTAATCTTTCAGAGCCTATAATTAAGCGCATTTTATTCAGATTTTCCGCAGTGCCGTACTCTCTCACCGATTTCATAGCAGCTCTTATGCTTTCTTCGCTGGCAAAAGGATCTGCAAGAGTTCCTCTTATTCTTGCCATTGATTGTTCCATTTCAAAACCAAGCATCTTTCTAAGAGACTCTTGCAATATTTCTCTTTGCTTTTTATCTTTTACAGAACCAAGGAATCTGGAAATAGTCCCAACAGTCACATCTTTAGAAAGAAAATTTTGAGCTATCTCAATAGATTCTCTTTCTTGTATTGTATCCATGCCTAGTCTTAATGCTTCTCTATATCTAGGAATAGCTTCTTGCATAGACTTTTTTAGCTTTCTAGCAAACGAAAGCATATCTGTGCCTGTTTGAGTTCCTCTGTATTTCGGGTCAAAAGCCATGTCTCCTAAAGCACGTTTTAAATAATCAAGATGAATAGGCGTTTGATCTGGTAGCAACTCAAAAGTTTCTTCTCCAGCATCATTCAAAAAAGTTCTAAAGGCTATAGGAGGAGCTAAATCATCTCCAGCAGCAAGGCTTATATTGGCTTTTTCTATAGCTTCTTTTTTTACGTTTTCAGGAATTGAATCTAATACTTTCTGTATATTTTTTCCTTGCCTAGTATTGTAATCAATAAGCGTATTGTATACGGCTTTATAAGCGTCTTCTCTTTGAGGAGCTGTTTGTCTGTTTATTCTAGTGATAATATCCTGAGCATCATCAACATCAGTAAATGGCTCAAATATATTTGTTAATGACTGCCTAAATTGTCTGCCTCTGGCGCGAGAAAGATCAATCATTCCTCTGTTTGCAGTTTCTACTGCGTCACCCATTTTCGTCCGTGTTACATCTAAAAGCCGTGATGCGTTGGGACTAGCATCAATAACTCTGGCATCGGCTCCCATTCTAGCCATGTTTCTTCTTATGTCTTCTGGGTTTGAAGCAGACAATGCTTGATCTTTAAGTATCCTAGCGGCATCTATATCTATATTTAATTCTTGAGCTAAATCATAAACATCAACAGCGGCAAACTTACGAGAAAGTCCTGCTTCAAGGAATCCTCCAACAGATCCTCCAGCTCCTCCTAGAACTCCACCAAAGCCAGCGCCAAACTTTGCCATCCGCGCTCTTTCTTCTGGAGTCTCTCCTGCGCCATATCCTGAAAGTCCTCCTTCAACAGATCCAGCAGCAGCTCCTTGAAGAAACCTTTTTGCTATTAACCCGCCGCCTGTTTTAGCCGTTGTTCTGGCAGCTCCTAAAGCTGGCGCTCCGGTTGCTATTCCTGTTCCTATCTCTAAAGCCATACTTTCAACAGGTCTTGTTTCTTCCATTGCCTTTCGGCCTAGACGTATATCTGCTTGCCTGCTTGGAGAAACAAATTGACCAGCAGCTTCATCAATAAATTCGCCAACAAACGGAATACCACGAGACGCTGTTTGCGCTCTAACCGTGGCAGGATTCATTTGCACTATGTCCTCGTACTGACGTTCTTTATACATAGAGGACGGACTTATTCCATTGTATATTTTTAAAACTTCATCTTGGTCTGTTGTTGAATAAGCTGGGTCGAAGTAACCCATAGTCCCATCAGGAGCTTGATACATATATCCTTGATCAGCGCCATAAGGCTCGTCTCCAACTTTTTGCAACGCATAGTCAGAAGGAATATCAGGAAATCCAGAAGACTCTCTGCTTGATGCGCCAGAAGGTTGCCCAGAAGAGAAGGAAGAATCAAGCCTTTGTTGAGCTTGCGCTTGGCTCTCGCCTTCTCTTAGAGTTACGTTATAATCAGCGCCATCTAAGCCTTTTAGTGTTATAAAAGCGGTATTTTCAGCCATGTATTAACCTATTCTGCACCCGCTGGAGTTATAGAGCCATCTAATGGAGGAGTGAATACAGGTGTACCCAAATCAAAAATAACTTGGCCTGCGATTCTATTTATCTTTCGTTTCTGTGCATCGCTGTAAAGGCTTCCTTCGTCAAGCGCTAAATCTTGATCTAAGTATTCCTGAAATGTCATTTGACCTATTGCAAACTTGCGAGCAAGCTCTATCTTTTGTTTTGCTCTTTCCTCTGCTGGTCTGAAAGATTCTACAAGAACTTGCCTTCCTTCCACTGACTGAAGAAGACTTGGCAATGAGCCTAAGTATGCTTTAAATTCTATGTCAGAGGTACTACCAGATCCTGCCACTCTCATTTGTGGAGCAACTTGAGTTCTTAGTGAGTCTGCTACTGCCAAGAATCCATTTGGATCAGCTAAAGATATGCTTAAATCTGGGAACATACTTCTAAGTACCTTTTCAGCTCCACTCATATCTTGAGCGTTTAAAGAATTTGCCATTTGCTCTACTTTTCCAAAAGTAGTAATAGCCATTCTTTGCTCGTTTAAAGACTCTCTGGTTGGAATAAAGCCTTCCATAGTTCGCTGTCGCATTTGGTCGCTAAACGCAGGAGTATCTGGAGCAGTGTTAATGTTTATCCCGCCAGAACCCATTGTTTCAGGTTTTCCTGTTTGAACATTCATCCTAGAAGGAACTCCTGTAGGTATTCCGAATGAAGTTCTTTCCTCATCCGTCATAGCACGATAACTTTCGGCAGGCTGATAACCACCAACAGTCTGAGCAGTAGGAGCGCCACCCAATCTTTGAGTAATCATCTGGCCTTGACCTGTAATCATCTCTGGATCAATGGTTTGCTTAGGCAAAGAACTTAGGAAAGTGTTGATCTCTCCCATAACTATGTCTGGCCTGCCGCCTACAAGAGCATCTCTGAGCATCTTTGTGTCAGAGGTATCTTCTCCTAATTTCTCAAGAACATTCATGCGATCAACAAGAACATCTACAGCTTTAGGCATATTCTCGCCTTGTATAGCCTGCTGGATAGCCTGAGCGTCCATTATAGTGCCTTGAAGTAGCTGTTGCTGCCTACGCTGATATGGAGAGACTACTTGTTTTCCTGTCATGTCAGAAGAAACAGCAGCGCCATAGTCCTGAAATCTATCTTTAATTGTTCGTTTTGGAGTCGGAACATTAAAAGCCTGATTCATTCCAGAGCTTATTGAAGGCTGTCGCATAGTCGGCTGTTGGTTTCTTTCAGGAAGACCAGCCATCATTGCTTGAAATCTTTCTTTATCAAGCCTTTCTTTTTCAGTCATTTCAGCCATTTTTATACCTATAAATTATTCGCTAACCACCAAGAACAGGAAGCCTGTTTATAACAGAGCCAGCCATGTTGCCGTCAGATCCTGTTGCTCTGTTAAGGATTCCACTAACCTGACTTGTCTGGCCTAGTCCAGTTGGATTGTAAGCAGCACCAGTTCCTGTAGCTATTCCTGCAAGCTGACCAGCAGTGCCACCAATCATGCCAGACATTCCAGCACCTGCACCGCCTTGGATGCCTGCTAGTATATTTGCCTGCTGACCGATTAGATCAGACATACCAATACCTTGATCGCCTTGGTACTGAGCCAAAGCATTTATCTGGTTGGTTATGTTGCCAGCAATGTCACGGCCTGCTTGCATTCTGTTTTGAGCCAGAGCGCCACCAGTTCCATAGAGGTAATCACCAACAGTCATTCCTCCGGTCATGCTTATGTCACCAAGGCCACGGCCTGCTTGAGACGCTAGTTGAGATTGCGCTAAAGACCTGCCACTGGCTATGTCAGCTAATTGAGAACCCGCACCTGTGAGAGTTTGCATTCCCAAAGTGCCGCCAGTAACGCCAAGATTTCCTAGCTGTTGCCCAGCGCCTGTGAGAGTGCTGAGTCCTTGCTGTCCTGCCAGTGTGCCTAGTCCTGCAAGCTGCGAACCTGTGCCTAACTGAGACTGCGCTATTTGAGCGCGTTGTGCTGCAAGTTGCTGAGCTGCTTGCGTTTGCAAATCTGCCTTGAGCAGCACCGCCTTGAGCAGCAAATTGCGCTGCGCTGCCACTAGCGCCAAGACCTTGAGCGCCTAAAGATGCTGAAGGTTGGCAATTTGATTCTGTAAATCTTGAGACGCTAAGTCCAGTATTAAACCTAGACAGCTCTTTCATGACGTTACCGCCACCTACACCACCTCTTGCAGCCGCTGTGCGTAACGCCGCTCGCTCACCTTGCTCTCGCAAGAATTGCTGCTGAGGACTTGTTTGGAAAGCCTGATTGAAAGCATCTTGGCCTAAAGCGCCTGATAACGCCGCCTGTTGTTGTGTTGCCGCAGCGCCTGCCTGACGATAAGGATCAAACATCTGACCAGCTTGACCAAAGGCTTGACCAACTTGCTGAGACGCAAGTATCACGAGCTTGCTGTGATATCTCCAAGACCTGCTCCGTATTGTTGACTAGCTGCCTGCTGAGCTGCTTGAAGATCTGTTCTAGCGCCGCCAAGACCTTGGTACAACGCGCCAAGTCCAGCTTGTGCGCCTCCCATAATATCTCGTCTTGCAGCACCAAGACCCGTGCCAAGAGCTTCTAATCCCAATCCAGTGCCTGACTGAATTAAACCGCCAGCTTCTTGAGCGCCTTGAGTTAAGTCCTGACGAGCAATCTGAGTGCCACCAAGAAGATCTGCTCTAGCTTGACCAGCTCCTGACTCAATAGCCTGTGCAGCAGCCGTCACACCGCCTGCTAGCGCTCTTTCCGCTCCAGCCAAGCCAGTTTGACCACCTGCTCCTGCGCGTCCTCCTACAGCCGTTGAAGAAGCTACAGAGCCTGTTCCAGAGCTGACTCCTGCTCCAGTTCCACCAGCTACTTCGTTTCCTGCAACTGTGTTTCCTGTACCGCCTGTGCCGCCAGTTACAGCGCCGTCTTTTGCTCTATTGTAAGCAGACTGAACCTCAGCCAAAGGAATGCCAGTAGCGCGAGCCATGTCATCAACAGAGACACCAAAGTTGTCCATGTTAGTGGCTATCTGCTCTATAGACTGATTAGTCTCAGAGGCGTAGCGCTTTAATAGGTTATCTGGAATGCCGTTAGGAAAATCTTTCTTTGCTTGCTCTAAACCGCCAGCAACAATGTTTTCTATTTCTACCATCTCTTGAGCGCGGGTATAACGAGTTGTAGCCTCGTCCATTGGTACGCCTAGTGATTGAGCCACTTGCTCAACACCGATACCTTGCTTAGTCATTTCACGGTAAACATCTTGATCGGTAGTTGCTTGACCTGAATTGATATAATCAATGACGTTATCAAGACCAGTTTTCTCAGCTACAACCGTATCAACCACTTCTTCTTTGGCTGCTGTTGTTGCTGCTGCCTGAGCTTCGTTAGCGGCAGTCTGAGCAGCACTTTGAGACGCTATAGCCGTATCAAAAGCTCTTTGAGCCTCAGCCATAGGAACACCAAGAGTGTTAGCTACAGAGCCTAGATTCGCGCCAGTTGACTGAATCAATGAAGCAATGTCCTCCAAGGAGGCGTTTGGATTGCTTTGAACAAATTGAACAACCGTGTCTTCAGCGCTAGGAATATTAACTCCTACACCGCTAAGAGCTTCTGCCATTGCGCGTTCGTCATCTTGTCTAGCCATTATGGTCGCCCCATTGCGTGCAGCTCAGCCAAAGCAGCTTCGTCTATGCCCATGCCAGCCAATGCGTTAGCTGTCGGATTCTGAGCCTGACCACCCATCTGCATGAATTGAGCTTGCTGGTCCTTGGTACTCAGGAGTTAGGTGCTGCATTACTTGGATCAATTGTCGTCGCTTCGGCTGCGTAGGCAGGATTAGCTCACCGCAGTCAGGTAGCTGCTGCTGAGTGAAAGCCATATCGTAGCTGCCTTGGTACGGCTGCAAAGCAGCGTAATCTAACATCCACTGCCACGCATTGCCTGCTCATACATGGGCATCCCAGCTAAGCAATGCTTGCTTGAGTTTGCCACGTTGCCGCCGACAAACGCATTAGCCTGCTGAGGCATGGCTTGACCGTAAACATCTAAAGTCCAGCCTGCTGTGCCAGCATGTCATAGCAGCCATACTGGCTAGGCATCGCCTTTGCGGATATCAGCTCTGCCTACGAGCCATATCCTGCGCTCTGAGCAAGGAAGTCTCTCGTAAAAGCTGGTTGCTTTTCTCTTGCGCGTTCAATGCCTTCATCAGACTCGCCGCCGAATAGTGATTTGACTAACTTACTCATATCTCGCCTCTAGTTCTTCTCTAGTGATGCCTAGTAACCATTGGTCATGTATCTCGCCGTTCTTCTTAAAAGACCGTCTAATTGTGCCTTCTAACTTCATGCCGCATTGTACCGCAAACATCTTGGCATTAGGAAAGCAAGTGGCGATCTCTGCGTTTACCTTCTCATACTTGGTGTTTTTTGTTATCCAAGTAAAAAATTCTTTAGCGCCTTTGTACGCTTTCTTTCCTCTGAACTCTTTTAAGATCATTGGATGGATCTCTATAGTGATGCCGTTTCGCATCTCAGCCATCCAGAGGCCGCAGACCTGATCATCTTCTGTATGAAGAAACCAACCTGCTGTGCATATCTGGATACCACTCATCTCGTGAGAAGTTATCCTCGCTGATCTCATCAAACACATCAGATCCGGTGACGAATGATCTTATGAAGTCAGCGTCAACCGTTCTGGTAATCAAGCAAGAATCCAGCCCTGCTTTCTGTCACCGCCAATACTAGGAAGCATCTTCCTGTACTGGATAGCTCCAGCAGAGCTCCAGTGCTATCTAAGTAGAGACTATACTGCACAGCCTCTATAACACCTTCTGGACTCCCGACTCCAACTATTGGAATGCTCAAGGTAGCCTCTTGCGTAAACTGTCTAAACGCCTGACTCATAGTCCCATTAGGCTCTATTATGGGCTGAGCAACATTTAACTTATAGCTCACTGCACACCTTCTATGTCAGCAGTCATTTGGATAATCACAGGCTTTACAGGATCGCTCATTGTAAACCTGAATAAGCTCAAATCTAGCCGCTCTGCCGTTTCTGCGCCAAATAGGTCTGTGGTTATACTCACCGACCTTACCAATGCTACGGAAGCGAGTGTCACTCCAAGTCTTAGCGTTACGACTGCGAGCCATGCCAATTTGAGGATCAGGAGCAGAGGCATTACCAACACCGCTTTCAACGGTTAGTTCTATCTCAGGAACTACAAAGGATTCCATGTTGTTCTGGAAAGGCTGCGTTACTATAGAGCGTCTAATCTCTGTGCCGTATTCTGTGTAAAAGTCAGGATCTAGGTTACCTATCCTGCCGTCTACTAAATCACCCGCCCAAATCTTGTTGTAGGCTCTGACCAAAGCAGTAACACGAAAGCCGCCAAGATCGCCTTCAACAACAGACTTCCTCTCGTGCCAGCGCTTGGTGATGATGTCGTAAACTAATGTGCTGCTAGGCAGTGCAAACCCAACAAAGTAAGCGCCTTTCTCGGCGTATCCCCACGAGTAAATAGAGGTCACTTGGTCTTGCGTGAGATTGCTTAGCTCTTTGTCTATCGCAGTTGTAGATATCTTAACCGCATCATTGCCTTCAAAAGCCCAGATTGCTGGCGATTCGTTCTGACCAGATCCGATGAATACAAACGTGCCTTGCAAGGACTGAATACTAAACGGACTAGCAATACCTTTAGATAAGAACAAACCTGTTCTCTGAAAAGGAAAGTCAGCGCCGCCAATGTTCTGAAATGCTTCTATCGTCTGCGAACCTCCTATAAATAGCTGATTCTTAAAAACAATAGGAGCAACAATCTCATCAGGATCAGACTCGGCAGTACCAAAATCTAAAGCGTTATAGCTAAGTCCGTCATTCAACGCGCTGACAATGAACTTCTTGCTGTCAGTCGTAAGACAGAAGAAGCCGTCAATATAAACAACCAGTTGAGGATTTCCGTTCGCAGTAAAGTCTGAATCTGTGATTTGGGCGAATGTGTCCGCAACGTGGTTGTATATGTATCCGTTCCCATTAGGAACTAAGACAAGAAGTTGTGTGCCGTTGTCAGCCATTGAGACTCTGGTATCACCAG